GCACGCTGAATAGAATGATCACTATTGCGGATCTGTGCACTAAATTGTTTAAATTCATTAGGGTCTAATATATGATCTTGGTTTTGTATTGTTTCTCTGCCATAAGATTTAAGTATTTCATTAGCTACCCAAACAGGTGACTGACCAGCTCTATGGGCTATTTCTCTGATGTACTGACTAGCTAGAATACCGTCATAATTAGCCAGTCCTGTTTGGTTATTACTACTAACTATATATTCGATTCTATCTAGTTGTTTTTGCTTCATATCTCCTTCCATTAAGCCACCTTCTAATACAACATCTACTCCACTTTTGCCTCTAACTTTGCCGCTTTGAAACTTCTCATCCAAGAAGTTTTCATCTTTTACTGCTGGATCTACAATAGCATTAAGTCCAGTCGTGCCAAATTTAAGGTCACGAACTGGTATTAGTGTATTGTCTGAGTATTTAATTGGTGGTGTCATTGATTTAATTATATCCTTAAAGTCAGCATCAGCAAACACTTTTGAAGCGATTGCAGAATTACTTAAACCTTCATTCACCTTCTTTGATTTTTCTATGTCAAAGAAATACTCAAATGCATTTTCTGCATCTTCTAAAGCTGTACTAAAAGTTTCAGACTCTGTAAGGTCATTTGGTGCTTCCGCTTCATCAGCAAGTAGATTCGCTAACATCTTAGAAATCCGTGTTCTAACACCATCAGCTGAACCATCTTTCGTTAATACGCCTCCAGGTTCTAAAGCTTTCTTAGGTCTTTCAGGTATTCCTATGTGACCTTTCCTACTGATAATATCTCCTGCTTGTTTTGGAGTGAGTATGCCTTGTTTAACCATTTCATTTATCTGTGGCCTGGTTAGAGCATGTATTTGTTGTAGAGCTTCTGGGTCGTTGGGATCAGGATTAATGATTGCTTGATATACCCTATCTTGTGCCGCTGCGTTTTGTCTTTCAACGTTGTAGTTAGCTTGATATTCTAACTTTTTAGCTTCTTGAATCCAGTTTTCAAGTTGTTTACCTTTTGGACCTTTACCTAAATCTTGTCTAAGTGTCTGTGTAATTCCTGTAGATGAATTCGTAACCATCGCGTTGGATAGATTAATTAATTCACGGGAATTAATCTGCTGACCAGTTACTAACTTATCTATGTTGTTCCAGAAGTCTTTAGCCTTCTCTGCTTTATATATACCATTCTCATCGTGTGTCTGCCGTTGAATAATCTTGGAATACTCCGAACTTTGAGCTTCATCACTTCCCATTGAAGATGCAACTTGCATTCGTTTAAGGAACCACTCCTGCTTTGTAGCTTGATTATTAAGTTCAGTTTGTCTGTTTATTTGACCTTCTTCCTTATTTTCTACTCCGTCACGGAAGGAGCTTATCTGCTTATAATTATTGGCGTTATTATATCCTTCAGGTAAGTTGTTGTTTAAAACGTCATTTAAAGCATGTTGAAGCTTGGCATGAGTTTCAAACTTTCCCCACGTTTGTTCATTACCATCAGCGTCATTATATTTGAGAGTCCCGTCAGACATTCCAACTTGAAGTTGCCTTAAAGAATTATCCAATCCTATAGTGTTATCCATCAACTTCATGCCAGTTGAATTCCTCAGAAGATTTTGAGCATCTTCAGGACTTAACGGCTGGCCATCAGCTGTCTTTAATTTGGAGAATTGATCAAGGATATCATCTACACCATTAAGCATTCCTTCTCTATTCTTATCTAAGAAATCAAGTTGCTGTGATGTAGCCTTTGTCTTGAAAATTAAATTCTTTTGAAAGTCTTTCTTGGCTTTAGCTTTTTCTTGCTGTATGCCGTCTACAACTTTCATCAAGGTTGGAGCTAGTTTCAACAACGTTGGTCCTAACTTCTCAGCAAAGGTTTCAATGTGTCGATCCTTTGCAGCATCTTTTAGCCTTTGTTCAAACTCTTTGGTTTCTGCTTTATGGATTCTGTCGTAGTTATCTTGCATGAACCGGAAGTTATCATCCCGGTTCTTTTCTTCAGTTGCGTGTTTATTACCTAGAGCAACTAGGTATTGATTTTGTTGATTAGAAAGAAACTTTTGATTACCTTCTAAGTGACTTATTTCACTAGCTGCTGCTTGTTTATCTCGTGAGATAACCTGATCTATAGGGATGTTGATTTGATAACCACCAAATCCTCTTCTTTCTGAATAAAAGGTCATAGTTTGTATTCTATTTAAATGTTCACTTCCGTAGAAGTATTAAAATAATCCGCCTAATCCACCACCAATAGCACCGCCTAATGCGAATCCAACTCCTGGGATCATTGAACCAATAGCCATACCGGCCACAGAACCTATACTGCTCATCATTCTTGTTTGATCTTGTGCTGCACCTACTCCTCCTGAACCTGCACCCTTAAGTGGTCTCTTGGAGTTGACTGGTAACATTGGATCCATAATTACTGCTCTAGGCATCTCTAAAGGTTTAGGTAAAGCTGGACCCAGAGAAGGCATAGACATTCTTTGAGCATCAGCATGAAGGTTTGCACCATATTGATCGTGTCGGATTTTCCTTAAAGCATTCTTGTTTGATCGTTGTATGCTTAAAGTCTCCTCTGATCTGCGTTGTTTCCCAGTAAGCAAACTAGAATCTAATCCAGCCATATTCTCATTGAATGAACCTTCTGTTCTAGTTAAGGCATCATACATAGCAGCTGTATTCATACCAGCTGAAGCTTCAATTGACTGCACTTGTTTCTGAGCTGATCGACCTTGAGTACCTCTTGATCGTGCTTGTCCTAATGCTTGGATTTTCTTGATAGTATTACTTTGACTTTCAAATGAAGCTTTAGCTCTATTTGTATTTAACTCTGTTTGAGTTGAATATCTCTTGCTTTGGTATTCTTGTTGTGCTTCCAGCGCTCTAAACGAAAGATCCATGTAACGTTCCTTAGTTACATTAGTCTCGTTCTCATAAGCTAAGTCAGCAGCTACTTGGTTGTATTCAACTTGTGCACCATATAACTTCTCAGATTTATTATAAGCAGCTACATCAGAGTTATATTTCATCTCTCTGATCTGCATCTGATGCTTCCAAGCTTGCTTCTGTGTAGCTTCTTGATAGCCTAATGTCTCTTCTTGGTTAAATCTAGCTACAGCGTTCTGTAAGACTTGATGATTATAACCACGCTGTGCAGTGTCCCATTGATATTCATGGTCATTCAGCGCTTGCTTATAAGCAATCTCAATTTGTTCATCATGTCGTGAGTCTTGCCTAGCTCCTGCACCTCCACCACTCATGTTAATCTCCTTTGTTAAAATGTCTTGTGATCACTGAATATTCATTATCCCACTTAAGCTTCTTAGCCAATCCTTTTCTAGTCCAAGCTTCTAAAGAACTACAACCAATCTTTGTGCCAAAGTTCTCTAGAGTATCTGCAAAATCTTTCCATAACTCATAATCATGGCCAGTCTTACTAGCAAAAGTAATGATCCTCAGTATTTTCTTCTGTGGATAATTCACCACTTCAGTAGTACCAGCACAGAATATAGTGTCATTTTTAATACCTATCCACAGTATCTGACTACCTTCAAATAGAAATGTTAGTACATCTGATACATCCATTTCACCATTGGCATGGGATAAAGCCTTGTTTATTAAAGGTTTGACTTCATCCCAAACATGAGGTATGTCTTTAGGATCAACTGCGAATAGGTTGGTGTTCATGTTCTTCTATAGAATCGTGGTGAATAGTTACCTTCCCAACTCATTGAATTAAGTGATACTGGGAATGGTGAGTTACTGAATACTCTTAAGTTAAAGTTATCAGTACGTTGATGTATTGGTATGGTGAATATATTGTCTTCTGTTAGTGGTACGTCATCAGCTAAATACTCTCCAGCTTCCTGTACAGGTTGTACGTCATACCAAGTATCTGTAGTGATTACTATCTTCTGAGCAGGTACCTCCTTATTATTGCCTGAAGCTAGTGCTGACACATAGCCTGTAGGTGCTGTGTTGAACGTAACTTCACTTCCATATTCTGGTATTACATTGAGCGTATAATCTGTTGTTGCAGCTCCATCTAGAGTCACCTTTATACCATTCTCTTCCTTCAATTCAAAGGGAACAATGAATGATGTAGTACTGCCATCACCAGTGAACTCTGCTATTGGTCCTCTATATCCCTTACTCTTTACTTTAAAACCTACAACACTAGATAGTCCTACTGAGAACTTCATCCTAGCAATAGTTAGGTTAGCAGTATAGTCTGATTTCTGGTCTTGTCCTGCTTTAAAGTATGTCTTAGGTAGCAGTACATCATAGTTGTACTTGTAACCTACAATTACATCTGAAGTACTAAGACTAGAGATATCCTTGTTAGGTACAATAAAATAAGGGTTAGCTGTCGTGTTATTTTGCCATGCAGGACGTTCTGGTGTGATAGTAAACCCTGACTCAGTGACACCATTGAAGTTAGTAGTACCGTTACCTGCAATAACTAATACAGGTGTTAGTGTTGGTACATCATGATAGGGTAGATAACATAAGGTTTGGTTATTAGTAGAGTCATAAGTCATTGAACTTACAGCTGCATAGTAATCCATATGGGGATTAACTTGCTGTCCTGCACTTGTAACAATGATCTCTTCCTCTGGTGTTTGAGTCATGCTTGCCTTTAGTAAATCATAGTTATTACCATGCTTTACTACTGCATACATATTGTCTGAATCTATAACAGAGAATTGTATATCTCCTGGCAGTTGCCACTTAACCCAAGATTGCATTAGGTTCTTACCACCTACAGCATATGTTTTATAGAGATACATCGTGTCTGAAGAGACTCCATACATAGCAATCAAAGAGTTTTGAGGGCTAGCTATTAGATCTGTAATAGTATCTGGAACCCATTCAGAAACAACTTTACCTATGTCATGAATCAAAGGGCTATCTTGTGATCCCTTAGTTTGCATACCAAAGATCCTTGTATAACTAGGTGTCTTACTGACAAAGTTAATGTCAGTTCCTACATCAACAGGATCTATAACAGTATCCATTTCATAGTTAGATATACCTCTAATCACAGCAGAAGCTGGAGTAAGGATCTCACTATCAGAGAACATAATGAACTGTTGATTCTGACTGAATAGGATTAAACCTTGAGCTGTAGGGATAATTCCATGTAGCTTAGCTGGTCTAATACTAGAACAACTGATATCAATAGGATCTGAATCTGTACTGGTTAATGCTGAGGTAAAGAAGAAGTTGTCTATATCTCCTGCTTGACTCATTGAAACATTATCGTTGGTCAGAAAACCTAACCTATTGTTATGAAAGAAAGCCTGCTCAATTTTTTTACCAACAAAACTAGGGTCACTATTAGTTGTTTCATCACCTACTAATCTATCGTTCCATGCTACAGGTTGAAAGGTGAATGTATCTGGTGCTGTATTTATCAATTCATGAGGCATGGTAGAAGCTGTTAAACCTGGAGATACATCTGGAGCTAGGGATTCAGCCCAGTTACCATCACCTGAAGTACCATTTTCTGCACTGAACTTTGTCCAGTAACTAGACTCAGCAGCTGATGTATTAACTACCTTTACCAATCTACCTTCCATTGATTGAAACGGTAGTCTAGATATATTAGTTACTTGCTCTTGGAATGAACTTAGGTTGCTGTTGCCTTGGTAGTCATTGACCGTCAATGTAAATGCTGAAGTACAGCTAAGTTCTAAAGTAGATTCCAGCTTTGTTACTGTTAAACCACTTATGCTTAAAGCATCTATGTTTGTTTTTAGTTGAGTTAAAATATCATCAGCATTTAATACTTGGAATGCTGCAGCTCCTGATGTATAGTTATCATCATTCCTGGTGATATAAGAAGCAGTAGTAGAGCCGTTAATAGTAGCTTCATATTTAGTACTATACTTTACATTATGTAGAGAAATAGTACCAACCTTATTAGCTGTATGCGTTGGTGCTGCTTGTTTTGTAACTGTAGTAGTCTTGTTTGTAATAAACGAAGTATCTTGTACAGTTAGAATGTCGTAGTTATCTCTAGTAGTAGTTAGGTAAGCTTGGCCACCACCGCTATAAGTAACAGTACAAGCAACGCCTGTAGCTGCATTCCAAATAGCAATGTCACCGGGACTGCCTGTAGATATTCTACCAATGTATTTTTCATCTCCATCCCTATGGATATAGAACCACTTAGCATCGTCTAAGTTACTAGTGGCTAGTTGTTTTTCAAATTTCAATCCTGGTCTCTTCATTAATCCAAATGTAGGATCAGGAAGTGCATTCAAACACTCCCTAACTTGACCAGGCATCTTCTTGTCATCTGTCTGCTTTGATACGCCACCTAAGTAATTAGATACCGTCTGAGTTACACTTGCCATTAGCGATACAATGCGTGATAAGGTTGATAGCTGTTGTAATAGTTCTGTCCACGTGGATGTCCAAAGAATGTATAGTCTCCTTGATTACATTCGTACTCCATGACAGCAGCTCTACAAAAAGCTTCTCTTTGTTGGAGCATTTGATATTGATTGCTATCACCTACGATTCGGCTAGAAACTACTACAGCTGATTTAGCTACAATATAATCTTGCATAACTGTTGGTAGATCAATCCAGTCATACCAGAATAGTTTATCTACATATACATCACCAGTCCATACATCTGTATGTTCGATCTTGTCATATAGCTTGCCACTCTTTTTAATAACATCCTTGTTATAGTTAGAGCTGTTGTATGTTAGATCCATTTGTAGAACATTGGCTGGATATGAAATATGTCCATTAGAATCTGGAATCTCTTTTATATTCTCTTCAGTATTAAAAGACCATCCTTCTGCCTGTACTTCTCGGGACACTTGTAATAGTGTGTCGTAAGCAATCGCAACGTCCGGGTTGGTTTGGTCGAGGGTAGTTACAGGCGCTTGTCCAACTGACGCCAGTATTTGATTAACAGCTGGTAATTCTTCTGCAGCGTTAGTTGTGGGATAAGGCATAATAATATTAGATAAAAAAAAAGGAGACCCGAAGGTCTCCCATGAATAAAAGTAGATAAGCTACTTTAAAATTAAGCGTTAGCAGGGTATGTAGTACCGAATGCTGCATCAGCAGTAGCACCAACATACAGTTCAACAGCAGCAGCTGGATTCAAGAAGTCTGCACCACAGGCCAAACGCCCAAGGATTACATCACCTTGATATACAACTGAAATGTCTCCACTAGTAACTTGTACTGATGGACCCATTGCTTCGACAACACCGGCTGCTTCCTTTTGGAAGATCAAGCCACATGTCTTACTGAAATCAGTTGAGTTACCGTAGTTGTTGTTGAGACCATCTACACTTGCACGTCCATCTTCATTAGCAACGCCAACAAAGTCACCAGTGTTACCTGGATCAGCAACGCCAGCATCTGTAGTTCCACCAGTAGTACCGTACTTAGTACCGTAGTTACCTAGGAATGGGATGTTCATTGACTTGTAGATCTTGATACCTGCAATCTCTACGATGCCGTTTCCTTTCTGACGAGAGGAACCTTGTGCATCACGGTTTACAAGACCATTATCTCCAACCTGTTGAATCAGTTCGTAGTACTGACGTGGGTTTAGTACACCTACACGTCCGTCAGAGCTGATACCTTTCTCATCCATTGCAGCTGCAGCATCATAGAATGCGTTAACAAGTGCAGTTGGATCGTAAGCATCAGAGTGAGCAGTGGTAGTACCTACACGTACTTGTGATCCACCTGGCTCTTCAAAGCCCGACATAGTGACAGCAGAAGCTTGACGTGCACCTTTAGCGATAGCACGGAAGATCAAGCGGTCATATTTTTCAGCTAGAGCATAACCGATCTTACGGCTAATCTCAGAGCGAAGGTCATAATGAGCAAGTGTTTCGTCAAGTTCATACAGGAACGCAGAACTGATAAGTAGATCATCAATTGTGATTGTCTTCTCAGCTACTGGAGGTGCCTTTTGGTCATTACCCAAAATGCTATTTCCCGGCGTATGAAATTCAGCCGAGGTGCGACCCGTATAAATAAATTGTAAAGATTTGCCGTTCTTAAGTGTACGCTTCATAACAAGATCGCGGGCGATCGTATTATTTTGGAAGCCTTTAAACATCTCGCCACTAAACAGTTTAAGGTATAGTGCGCGTGAATCTGCACCGCCATTATTAGAACCGGGCCAAGTAATTTGGCTAGGGTTAGTAGATGACTGGTGATCGAAAGAGCCTGGATAGGCCATAATAAATTACTTTTGTATTGTTTACTTTCTCACGTGAAATTTTTGATCAATTTGTTTGTGGTCTTTCCCACCGTCTAGACGGCAAAAGGTATCCTCGTAAGGGCTAATGCCAAGTGGGAGAGAGTCCGACTCTGAGGTGTTCTCTCCCTGTGGTTATGAATCTAGAAGGACCACTTAACACCAAGCTTGGTGCCGTAGTTATTTGTATCTGCATTAGTGGTAGCGAAAGCTAGCTCACCATAAACTGATACATCTTCAGAAGCAGCAATGCTTCCGCCTACCTTACCTGATAGTTCAGTGTCAGCATCTCCACCACCATTGGTAGCTTGAACTTGAGGACCACCTTGCAGGTAGTAGTTCACAGCACCAGCAGTGCCTTCATAACCTACGTGTAGGTCAGTAGCTGAGCCAGCCCAGTCAGTACCAGTAAAGCCACTATTGACTTCAGCGTTTACATAAGGTCCAGCCATTGCAGGTGTCGCAGAGAGAGCAGACAGTGTGGCAAGTGCAATAAATGATTTCATTTAAATATTTAATAAAGGGATAGTTTTGTGTTACCTACCTTTCAGGTAAGCAACTCCACGGTAAACAAGTTTGGCTTGCTTCTCAGCTTGCTGTTGCTCTTTTACTCGTGCTCGCAGTTCTACGGCTTTCATGATTAGCTCCATAGCTTAGTTCCCCGTTCCATGAACTAAGTAACATGCGCTCCTTTCGGAGTGAACGGAAGTTGTTTTAAGCTAGATCTAGTGGGAAGTTGTGAGCATTGCGCTCATGCATTACTTCAAATCCTAGATTAGCTCTGTTCAATACATCAGCCCAGCTAGGTATTACCCTGCCTTGTGCATCTTGTATTGATTGATTAAA